CTTTTCCTGCATAGCCTCTCCCCCATAGATCCATCCATGAATAAGAGTGGTCTTGTCTTGAATTGTAACCAACACATATTTCTTTTCCGCTGGTTCATTCTTTTGCACAATTAAATCGTATTGATGCTTGCTTCTTGTTTTAACGTCGATGCCCGGAAGGTCGCATGATCCACGCTTGGCTTCTGTTTCCTTGTAGACCAAATCTTTCATGCCAAGATGCGAAGCCACTGCTAGTTCCCCTGCGGCCCCAAGCAAATGAATCTCTAGGGCTTTGCTACCAAAGGAAGCGCCACCATTCCGTCCACGAAGGCGTTGAGCCTCATTCACGGATTGCCTCCGCATGCCTTCTTCCATTGCTGCTTGTCTTTCTTCTGCAGTAAAAACAAAGGAAATGGGGGATGGCATGGGAAAAGTAGTGTCAGGGCCACTATAGCCACTGTTAGCATATCAGTAGCCACACAAAAGAGCAATGTCAGAAGAAATCTTGGATTTAGGTCATGCAGACGAAGGTGGTCTGCGTTCAGACGGGCTGATGAACGTGCTGACTGGCATGGGCAGTGGTCGGGACAAAAGCCAATACACCTCTACCAAGGCCATCACTTTCCTGGCGCAGGAGGAGCTGGAATCGCTCTATGGGGAATGGCTGCCAAGGCGCATCATCGACATCTATGCCGAGCAGTCCACTCGCAAGGGCTTCAAAGTATTGTTCGGCGGAGAAGGGCCGAAGGCTGAGGAAGTAGTGGGCGTTGAGCAAGTCATTGAAGATTTGTACATCCTTGAAAGCTTGATGTTGGCCTCTAAAAATTCCAGGCTGTATGGTGGCGCCGTTATTTTGATGTACATCGACGATGGACGCAAAGCAGACCAGCCAGTGGACAAAAGAAACATCTATAAAGTTGAAGGCCTAGAAGTATTAGATAGGTATCAAATTGCACCAGTCATCACTGAAGCCAACATCTACGACTATTCCAAGGCCACTCACTATCAAATTATTGCTGGCGACCTTATTAACCAGCCCAACCTCACCCACATCCACAAAGATAGAATACTGCGCTTAGACGGCGACTGGCTCCCCTATCGCATTAGGCAGCGTAACTATGGATGGGGAATGAGCAATTTGCAAGTGATTTACGATAGCTTCCGCCACTATTGGACTGGCCTGAATTCTGCCGCTACGTTGCTCACGGAATTTGACATCTTTGTGCATAAGATTCGCGGGCTTGCTGCAATGCTTGGTGCAGGCAAGGAAAGCCAAGTGAAGGATAGGCTTGTCGTTAATGACATGAGCAAGAGCATCTATCGTGGCTACGCAATTGACGCAGAGAAAGAAGAGCTTGAATTTATTAGCCGCAATTTTAATGGCATTGGAGAAATCCTAGAGAAGCTCCGCATTGATATTATTGGCGCCTCTAAGATTCCTCACACTTTACTATTTGGTGAAAGCCCTGGCGGGCTTGGTTCCACTGGCCGCAGTGAAGAGCGCGACTTTGCCAAAACCCTTGCAGACTACCAAACTGCCACTTTCAAGCGCCCGCTTAAGCAGCTCATTGAATACATCCTGCTTAGCAAGACTGGCCCGACCAATGGCAAGCTTCCAGAATCATGGCGCGTTCATTTCAATGACTTGTATGAACTGAACGAACGCGAGAAAGCCGACGTGAGAGCGCGTGTGGCTGCCGTGGATGGCCGCTACATCCAGCTTGGCGTTCTACACCCGCAAGAGGTGGCAGATGCCCGTTACGGAGGCTCTGAGTGGTCAATGGAACTCACTCTCGACCCATCGCTTCCTCGTGAGCTTCCCATGCAAGGGCAGAGTCAGGGGCAGAGTGGAGGGCAGAGTCAAGGGCAGAATGAAATGGCCGTGCCTCCTGGTGGTAGCGATCCTCTCAATGAACAAAATGGCACCTTGCCAATGGACGGAAGTAGGGAAGTGGAAGACAGCGCAGGACTATTCCTTCCTCGTGATCTGGAAGAAGTGCGTGGTGACATTCAATTTACGGACAAAGACTTGCATCAGCAAGCAATTGCCGCAGCAAAAAGCAAGTTTAAGGTGTGGCCTAGTGCAGTGGCTGGTGCCTATGTCACCCAGAAATACAAAGAACTATATAAGCGCAAGCATGGTTCAATGGAGAAAGCATTCAAGGGCAAGAAGCAACAGGCAGAATACTTCCAAAAGCAAGATGCAATCGACCCATTGAAGACTTCCGGCTTTCTGCTGAGCGACGACGAGGAGGCTGCTTTTGTGTCGCCCGAGGACATTGATGCGGCATTGAACCAATGGAAAGAACTAGCTCCAGAAAGGTTCAAGGATTTGCTGGAGGCTGAAGATGTCCAGCCTTCTTGATGTTTCATCATTTGCTGAAACCATCCTCGCCAGTGAAAATCGCTTTGATGCTGAATGGTCCTACGATCCAATTAGTGGACGTTATCGCGGAGAGAATGGTCGCTTCCTGAGTCAGAAGGCCATTGAAGCATTGATAGACGGAAGGATAAACAAGCTGAGCGCACAGCTCAAGGACTTTACTCAGCGTCTCATTGATGGTTCCATCACGATAGATCAATGGCAAGGTAGTGTTCGTGAAGCCCTCAAGCCTGCTCACATTCAAGCGACGATGGTGGGAGCTGGCGGTAAGGCTGCAATTTCCCAGGCGGATTATGGCCGCATTGGCCAGAAACTGCGGGGCGAATATGCCTACTTACAAAAGTTTGCTTCTGGCTTGTTGGCCAATAGTATTTCAGCGCCCATGGCCCTCGCCCGTATTGGGCTTTACGCCGAAAGCATACGCGGCTCCTTCTGGGAGGGCACTGCCATTAGGCAAGGACGACAGGGCTACTCATTGATGCAGCGCATCCTGGACAGCCAGGCGCAGCACTGTCAAGATTGCTTGGACCATGCCGCCCGTGGCATCGCTCCCATTGGTAGCCTTCCCCTTCCAGGCCAGCGTTGCGCCTGTCGCGCAAGGTGTCGTTGTTCTGTGCGCTACCTCAGGCAACAAGCACCTGTGGTTTCTGTTTGATTCTGCTACTATCATCGGAAAGATTCCGACTTTCCCGATGAAAAAGATCTTGTACGCAGGCGATGCTTTCGTAGAAACGGGCTTTGGCCGAGTGGCCGAAAACCTGCTTCCAGCACTGGCCGAAGAGTATGAAGTGGTAGTAATGGCTACCAACTACCACGGCGACCCCCATCCAGAAGCAAAGAAGTACAAAGTGTATCCGGCCATGCTGCATGGATCAGATCCATTTGGTTCCCATCGCATTGCCGAAATTATCCAGCGTGAAAAGCCCGATTTGATTTGGGTGACCAACGATATTTGGATTGCCATTAACCTTTGGAATCAAGCCAAGCCGCTTCAGGAGCAATTTGGTTTCAAATGGTTTGTTTACACCCCCATTGATTCTTATGGGCTCTTTCCGGCGTTGGCGGCTCCAATGATGGAATGGGATGGCCTAGCTACATACACTGAATTTGGAGCCAAAGAACTGCAACGTGCTGGTTATAGCAAGCATATTGATGTGGTTGGTCATGGCACTGACTTCACCAAATTCTTCCCATTGAACAAAGAAGAGTGCCGCAAAGCACTAGGCGTGCCAAACGATGCTTTTATTGTCTTCAATGGCAATCGCAATCAACCACGAAAGCGTATTGACTTAACTATCAAGGGCTTCGTTGAATTTGCCAAAGACAAGCCAGATGCAAGGCTTTGGCTCCACATGGGAGCAAAGGATATGGGATGGCCTATTGTCGAACTCTTCAAGCGAGTGGCGCGTGATGCTGGATATGATGCCACTGGCAAGCTCATTCTTACTAGCCCCGACTTTTCCGTTGACAACTGCCTTCCTGTTGAGCAGTTGAATAAAGTGTACAACGCAGTGGATGTTGGCGTGAACACTTGCATTGGCGAAGGGTGGGGCCTGGTCAACACTGAACATGCTGCAACTGGCGTGGCGCAAGTGGTGCCCAACCACACAAGCTTGAAGGAAATCTTTCATAACCAGCCCCGCATAGAGATTGAAAGCTGGGAAGTGGATTGCAACTATGGTCTTGATCGAGGACAGCCATCCCCAATAGATATGGCAGACATCCTCAATATTTATTACTACGACCGAGAGAAATTGGCCGAGATGGGGGCACAATGCTGGGAGCTGGTGCATCAAGAGCACATGACCTGGCCTTACATTGGCGATCAAATGCTTGACATTGTTGAACGCACACTTGCAATCAAAAAAGACAGCGTAGTCGAAGACATTCTTCCTACCGTGAGGATTGACTAATGCCAATCTCACAAATCTTTCTTTCTGATGCTGAGGATCAAGAACTTTCTCCTTTCTTGCGGCATGCTACTGGCACAGTACAAGCAGCTTTTCCCAAGGAAGAACACACCATCTACAACAAGAAAACACTACGGCAGTTCATAGCTGACAACTATGATCTTGATGTGTTGTGGGCTTATGATTCCCTGCGCCCCTATTCTTACAAGGCTGACCTTGGACGGTTTTGCTTGCTAAATAAACTTGGTGGTTGGTATTTTGACATTGCCATCAGGGCTATCAGTCCAGTGGCATTGAGCGACCGCATTGAATTCTTGGCCTTCCGAGACATTCAACGCTTCAGTTATACTTCCTGGGCATGTGCCACCACCGTTCTCTATTCCAAACCAGGCAATCCTTCGTTGGTTACTGCCATTGAAATGATTGTAAACAATTGTCACGAACAATACTACGGCATCACCCCATTGTGCCCCACTGGCCCTACACTTCTTGGTGCAGCATTAGCAGCAAATGGTGGCAACGTCAACCACGTTTTTGGTGACTATTTGGAACTCACCCCCACGCATGAGCAGAAGAACCGAGCGTTCATCCTTCCTGATGGCACGATCATGGCATGGAGCAAGCCATCCGGCGGTGGTGATCTCACTGGAGTGGGAGCCAAAGGCGTGAACAACTACAACGAGCTATGGCATGCGCGGAAGGTGTATGAAACCGTCTGATCTGCAGATGTATGCAGTGTGCATGCACGACATGCCGCTGAAATTTGCTTCACAGACCAACATGCAAGTGGTCATTGCCAATGCCTGCAAGCTTACGCTAGATCAGCGCACCTTTCACGACATCCAAGGTCATCTCCTTGATGATGAAGGTCATAGCATTTCAATGCTCAATCCATGGTGGGGCGAACTCACGGCAGTGTATTGGCTAATGATCAACAGCAATGCACAGCTCATTGGCAACTGCCAATATCGAAGGTTTTGGGACGAAGATGCAATTGCTCGCGCTGATGAACGAGTGCTGTACACTTCTGAGCCTTGCGCCTTCAACTGTTCCCTTGCCACGCAGTTCAGGGGAGGCCATTCATTCCCTGGTATTGAAATGACGATGGCGCTGGCAGAAGCTGGCAGGCTTCCTTTCTCTGCGGAGGAAATGGCTGCCGTATGGAACCAGAACGTCTTCCAAGGTGGCCCGATGCTGTTTGGCCCTAGGCAGTCCTACGAGCGCGTGATGAACAGGCTCTTTGACTGCTTGTGGCCCATTTGGGACGAGTTCAAGGAGCCCATCATGACGCTACAAGGTTACGACCAACGAGCCATGGCTTTCCTTAGTGAACGCTTGCTGTCTGGGCTGATGCTGTACAAGGAGAAATTCTTTGGTAGTATGCTCATGAGTCGCGCCCCGATGGGCTTTATTGGCTAATGGCACACACGCTTCTGGACCTTGGCATGCAGCCATTGGCAAACAATCTCTGCCGCACTGCGAAAGAGTCTATGGCAGCCGAGCGCTTCCCTCTGCGAGCAGTGGTCGAGGATGATCTCACCATCCACTTGGACTATGCAGTGGAACCAGCCAAGCTCTATCAGCACTACCTCTACCGTAGTGGCACAAGTCAGCCATACATTGACCATTGTGCTGCCCTTTATCAACGTTTCAAACACCTCAAGCACGATACGATCATTGACATTGGTGGTAATGATGGCACCTTGCTAAAAACTTTTCAATCGCAATCGCAAGAAAAGTTACGACTTATCAATGTGGACGCAAGTGAAAGTGTCAGGAAGCAAAATGAAGAGGCTGGTATTGAATTTATTAATGCTTACTGGGGCGATGAAGTGGATGTGCCGAAGGCTGACATTATCACTTCTACTAATGTATTTCAGCATACGAAAGACATTCATGCTTTTCTTCGTGGCATCCAAAAGCATCTAGATGGCGTGTGGATTCTTGAGTTTCCCTATGCACTAGAAACCATTCTTACTGGCCAGTTCGATCAATTTTACCATGAGCACTATTACTACTGGCTGCTTTCCCCATTGGAAAAATTGTTTAAGCAATACGGACTGAAGATTATTCATGCGTTACCGCAAAATATTCACGGTGGTACAATGCGTCTATGGATGACCAATAAAGAACCAAGTGCTCCTGCCGTCAATCTTTCTCGTTTTACCAAGCATGAGCAAGCGACTGTAGACGAAGGACCATTTCTTTTTGGCAATGCTCTTAATAGCACTGGCGATGAATTTATCCATGGATTGACAAGTGGTGAGTGGGGGAAAGTTTGCTTCTTCGGGGCAGCGGCCAAGGGCTGCGTGTTCCTTAATGCGCTCAATCTAAACATTGACACTGTTGGTGAGATGGTAGTCATTGACGACACACCAGAAAAGCAAGGTCTCTTTATTCCTGGCACTGGCTTTCAAGTGGTTGATAGGAGCGTGCTGCCGGAGTACGATACTGTCATCATCCTTGCTCATAACTTTAGGGAACACATCATGAAATCATTGACTAGGGAGTGGAGTGGCAAGATCGTTTCCCTCCTCCCAATGTTGGAGTTCCTATGAAGCAGCGTTTTGTCATTTACCATCTTTATCAAGCGTACCACTGGGAGCAAATCTTTAGCGAGCAAATGGGCCTGTTGATGCTCAGTGGGCTTTTTGATGAGGCAGAAGTAATCGTTTCAGTGAATGGTTCTTCCCCATTGCCAAAAGGACCATACAAGCAAGTGTATCGAGAGGATGGTTTTTCTGAGAAGCCTTCTCTTTTGCTTGCAAGGCATTATGCAGAATCATTCCCCGAGTCGCAAATCCTTTACTTCCATAGCAAAGGCATTTCGCATCCCACTAAAAACCAAGATGACTGGCGGATGATGATGCAACATTTTATCTTGATGGACTGGCGGCGAGCTTGCTTGCTGCTTGACGATCATGACGTGGTGGGAGTGAACTGGCGCTCGTTCCCCGTGGAGCATTCCTCTGGTAACTACTGGTGGGCGAATGCTTCTCACCTTGCTAAGCTGGATCCTGCTTTCTTGAATGACCACGATCGAATGAGCCAAGAATTCTGGATTGGCTCCATTCCGGCCAAAGTGCATAATATGCACGAAACTGGCCTCGACCATTACAACCAGGCCTGCCCTTCCCATAGTTACTGTTCTTCTTATTTCCAACCATGACTCTTCGCGAAATCATTGCTAAGTACGACATCAATGGCCACGAGAAGGATGGTGGCACAGATAAAGACACCTATCACTCCTACATTGAGCTTTACGAGCAACTTTTAGCTCCCTTTGTTGACAAGGCAATTACGCTGGTTGAAATTGGCATTCAATATGGTGGGTCGATGCTGCTATGGCAAGACTATCTGCCCAAGGCTCAGTTTATCTTTGTGGACAACGTAAACAGCATCCACCCTAAGATTCTTGAGCATCTAGATCGAGATCGCACTTCCGTCTTGTTTCAAGATGCCTACAACGACATTGGCGCAGAGGATGTGGACTATCTTGCAAAGTCTGGACCTTCTGGCGGCATTGACTTTATCATTGACGATGGCCCGCACACGCTGCAAAGTCAAATTGATTTCCTGCGCCTTTACCTCCCATCGCTGAACAAAGGAGGCATCGCCCTTATTGAAGATGTGCAAGATGTGCAATGGTTTGCAAGCCTAGAAGTGGAAGTGGAAAAACTAGGCAGTGGGTTTACTTTTAAACGAGTGGATCTTCGCAGTGTCAAAGGACGCTACGATGATTTAGTGTTTGTAGTTACAAGGCTTTAAACATGGACGACAAAAGTGATGCTTATTGGGACGGCTACATCAATGCAATGATGGAGGGCGTCGAAGAGGGAAAGGCCTAAGGGGAGACGCTGAATCGTTCTCCCCTCCATCGCCTGTACGGGCTGCAGCGCGTCGTGGGCTTGAACTACGCAAGAAGTATGGCAAAGGCGGCTTGACCACGCAGGAGGCCGGAAAACAAGGCATTGGGAGTGGAGTGGCTCGCGCTACTTCATTGGCCAATGGGGAAAGTGTAAGTTTTGACACAATCAAGCGAATGGCTGCGTTTTTTTCTCGCCATGCAAAGAATTTCGCAGGTGGAGAGGATGATGCAGGTTTTATTTCGATGAAATTATGGGGGGGAAGCGCCGGTAGAGCGTGGGCAAATCGCGTGATTAGCATGGTTGAAAAGCGGCAGTCCAATGAGTGATTACGTTCAAGTGATCGAGAGGGAAGACGAGGACGGCATTGGCGTGTTGAAGGCACTTGGAGTGCTTTCAACAAATGAGCATAGGAATACCAGTGAATGGCATTTGGTGGAGAAGCAATGCTTCAAAAATGGTCGCCTTGACGAAACACACATTTATTGTGAATCCGTCTACCGACAACCAGATTCTCATTTTGATCCAGTGAGGATGTTGGTCTTTGAAGTGCAGGCAATTGCTAAATCATATATCATGGAAAATATTGAGGATCAGTTGCGAGAGTTGCGCGAAGATGACGAAGACGAGGACTAAGGCC